CGCGGCGTTGGCATTGAAGAGCTAGATGCAGAGATCGCGGCGGATAATGCGCGCGCCGCAGAGCTTGGGCTTGCCTTCCAGCAACCAGTTGCCGCCAACGACAACGAACCGGCGCAAGCGCCTGTTCGCAAGCGGCGTAGCGCAAAACTATAATCACGGAGCTTTTAATGACCGACACTACTGGCCCATTCACTCGGGCTGCACCACTGCGCGCATCTAGTTGGAACGCTGAGTCCTACACTGTTGCGGCCATCCTATCTACGGGCGCCGCTGTTGAGCGCTACGATTCGCGCGGAGCCTTCTTTGAGGTTCTATCACTCGATCAGAAATGGCCCGAAAGCATTCCGCTGCTGGACTCGCATTCGCGCGGATCAGTCGACGATCGTTTAGGCGATGTGATCGATATCAAAACAGTCGGTACCGAGTTGCACGGAACGGTGAGGCTGTCGAAACACAATGAACGTGCAAAACGCGTCGCCGCCGAACTCACGGACGGCGCATCCTATGGCGTCTCCATTGGATACGCTGTCACTAAATGGTCGGAAACACAAAAGAGCGGCAAGCGAACAAAAACCGCCGCGACTTTCGACCTCCTCGAAGCATCACTTACAACTGTCCCGGCCGACTCTGGCGCGGGTTTACGGAGTCTATCTACTATGCCTGAGACCACCACCACCGAAACCACCACTTAAACCCGCGCGGCCGTTAACGCAGAAATCCGCAGCATCGCTAAAACGGCAAGCCTCGATCAGAACTGGATAGACAGTCAGATTGACGCCGACGCCACGCTCGATGCAGCGCGCGCAGCCGCTCTCGACGCGATGAGCAAGCGTAGCCCTATCATCTCCAACATTAAAGTCGGCACCGACCACTCCGACCCGGCCTCGATCCGATCTGCAATGGCTGACGCGCTGGCGCATCGCATCGCGCCGGCTGCTTGCAAACTTGATGGACGTGCTACCGAGTATCGCGGTCACCGTGTGCTCGACATGGTTGGCGACATGGCCGTCGCCGCGGGTGAGCGCGTGAATTTGCGTGATCAGGATGCGCTTCTGCAGTGAGCGGTCGGTGCCCATTCGACCAGCGACTTCCCGCTGTTGCTCGCGGATGCAGCGAACAAAGCACTGCTCGCTCAGTATCAGGTGGCGGCGCCAACCTACAGAAAGTGGGCAGCACGCAAGCCCTTCGTGGATTTTAAGGAACATAGCTTCCTAAGAGTAGGCGACTTTCCCGCCTTCAAAGAGATCTACGAGGGCGGCGAGACTTCCTACGGAACAATCTCCGAGAACACTGAGAAGATCCGTGCCAAAGAATACGGCACCGGAATCGCCATTGGACGCCGAGCGCTGATCAATGACGATCTTAGTGCCTTGAGTGACTTCTCGTCTAGCATCGCTATCCGCGCCGCCAATGACGAAAATAAGCTTGCCTACGGCGTTCTCGCTGCCAACGCCGCACTCTCGGACGGTGTCGCGCTCTTCCACGCAAACCACAAGAACAAGGCCGCATCCGGCTCAGCTATCGACGCCGCCTCAATTGGCGCAGCGGTAGCGGCGTTACGGGCACAAAATTCCTTAGACGGCATGGTGCTGAATCTCCAGCCCTCATACTTAGTTGTCGGACCCGCGTATGAAGTAGCAGCCCGGCAAATCCTCGCGGCAGTGAATGCGACGAAGGCCAGTGATGTAAACGTTTGGTCGAACTTCGCGGAGCTTGTCGTCGACGCCAACATCACCGGCAATGCTTGGTATCTGTTCGCGGATCCCGCTACCGCGCCCGTTGTAGTCTACGGCTATGTCGCCGGATCTGAAGGACCTGTCATCCGTTCTGATCGAGATTTCTCGACGCAAGCAATCATGGTTGCGGCGTCGCTCGACTACGCAGTGGGAGCAATTGATAGCGTAGGGGCACATTTCAATGCCGGCGCCTAAATGACAATCGATGAACTGAAAGCGCAACGGGCGGCACTAGTTGCCGCCCTCGGCGGCGGCGAACTCCGCGTCGTGATTCAATCGGCCGGAGCACGACGAGAAGTTGAGTTTCGCGGTGTGGCTGATCTAGAACGCGCCATTTCCGCCATTGACCGCGAGATCGCCGCCAATAGCGGCACTCGGATCAACACGTTTTTGCCGACCTTCAGCAAGGGACTCTAATGCGTAACTTCATCCAATTTGGCGACACCGTCACCGTTCCAGCACCCTCAGACGTTTCGTCTGGCGACGGCGTTTTAGTCGGCACGCTATTCGGCATCGCAGTCACGGATGCCGCTCCAGGCGATCCAGTGGAGATCAAAACAACGGGCGTGTTTACACTTCCCAAAACCAGTGCTCAGGCGTGGACTGTGGGCGCTGCGGTTTATTGGGACGGCACCGTGGCAACCACCGCAGACGGTTCGGGCGCCAACACGCTGATCGGCAAGGCGCTGGCTGTTGCGGCAAATCCGTCAGGCACCGGAGTGGTGCGGCTGAATGGATAGGCAGAGCTGAGGGCGGAAACCGTACGATAACGGAGGCCGCCCTCTAATTATTCCCGGTTGGCGCGGCGATGACTACGCGAACAAAAAATCACCTGCAGCAAGATTACTGACGCCAACGATAGTCAGCGAATTACTCGCATCAAAGTGAATGATGCTGTTCGCGCCGGCCACCTCGATATTCAGGTCACCAAAGCCGTGAATGTTAGTCGCCGCCAAAGCTGTGAGGTCTATGCGATCTCGCCCGTGTTCGAAATCGGCCGTATCCTGCCCGTTCATAGCGGCGAATGCGAACGTATCCGCGCCGCCCCCGCCGATCATGCTGTCGTTGCCAGTTCCGCTCGTTAGCGTATCCCTGCCATCGCCACCATTCAGGATGTTGGCCGATCCACCGAACACGGTGAGCTCATCATGACCTGCACCTCCGATGAGGAAGCTCGACCCGATCGAACCTGCCGCAACGGTTGCCGTCAAGACATCGTTTCCGGTGCCGCCATCGAGACGATTCTCAGCAAGCGAAGCGGTTGTAATATCCGACGTTACCGAAAGAGTCGCGGTGAGCTGGTCGTTTCCCGCTCCGGCATTCAGGACATTCGCGACGTCGAGATGTTCCAGCCCTCCGCCGCGCGATCCCGCATGAAGATTTGCCGTGAGGATGTCTTTACCATCACCACCCTCAAGCTTATTCAAAGCATGAACAGAATATTCTGCAAGTGCGGTAGAGTCCGCAGTGAGGTTATCATTAGCTTTCCCGCCATCGAGATAGTTGGTGACATCGGTAATGGCATTCTCACCGTCTGTAGAATGAATGGCCTCGAGGGTGTCGTTGCCGTCGTCTCCCCACAGCTGGTTGATACCCACGGGCCTACTAACATTAGAGTCCGTCAGGTTAAAGGCGTGCAATACATCGTTACCTTGACCGCCGTGGAGCTCGTTTATCGTATCCCGCGTGAGATTCGATCGGCCCCTCGCGGTCGCATCGATGAAGTCATCGCCGCTACCACCGAAGATTTGGTTGGTGATATACGAATGGCCTCCATTAAATTCCGATTCGGCAAAAGCTGTGATATGGTCGTTGCCTGAACCGCCATCGACAGTGTTGGTGAGTATATTCTCGCCGACGATACCACGGCCATCTGCGATGGCATTGATGGTGTCGTTACCGCTTCCGCCGACTACATGAGTGTTGAGCGTTCCATTACCTATGTGACCCAAGATGTTTGCCGTGGCATCGATGATATCGTCGCCACTGCCGCCATCAACTAGTACATCCGCCGTTCCGGTAGTCTGATAGCTGCCACCCTGAAGAGTGGCCGTCGCATCGAGGGTGTCATTTCCGGTGCCCCCGAACTGAATGGCAAGTCCGTGCACTGCTGTATTGCCTTGGAGCGGGACAATCACATTGGTCGTTAAAGAGTCGTCGCCGGCACCGCCGATCAACGCCGTCAAGTTAAATGCGCTGCTCAGGTGATCATTGCCGGCAAGTCCCGAGACAATATCGCCATCGGCTTGGGCGCTGAGCACATCCTCGTGCCGTGTACCAGTGATTGAATGATTGATGGGATTAATGAGGGAAAGCCAATCAAGGCTCGCGGAATCATCAGCCATTTTCTTCTCCCTAAAATACAACAGCAAAAAATACGAAACAAATGAGAACTGAGCCGCTCGGCAAGTTGCTCCTCCCGGCCGCCAACCTGCGACCGCGGAGCCCTGAGAAAACCAGGCGAATTAATTCAGCAATGCAATTCTCAATTAAATTAAAAACTGCGCAATGTCTAATCACTTTAGGCGTGAATGGTAAGGGCGAATGCCGCGTTTGGTGATCTGCGGCAGCCCATTACGTGCCACACAAGCCCAAGGGATGGCCTCCCATTGTTGGCTTCTCCTACCAAGCGTGTGCACACCCCATGGCGACGGACGACCTCCTATACTCAACCTGACCAGTCCATGGCGCGCCCTCACTCACTCTCGCAGCGGGTCCTCCCCACGTACCCTCGGCCGAGGTTGCGGCGCAGCCCGAGATTTCACTCCGAACAAAAAGCCATAAGAGGGTTGAATTGAATATCGTCGGAGCTGGCGAGCTTGCAGACTACCTTGGCGTCAGCTCGCAATCGATTGCCGCGTTTGCAAATGATGGCAAGGTCGTGCGCCTCAAGCGCGGTCGATACGATCTGCGCGCCAGCGTGCAAACCTATACCGCCCACCTTCGTGAAGTGGCAGCAGCTCGCGGTGGCGAAGCACAGATTCTCGACCTGACACAAGAACGCGCTCGCCTTGCCCGTGAGCAGGCGGATGGCCAAGAGCTAAAAAACCGCCAGCTACGCCGTGACCTAGTTTCAGCCTCCGACGTGGAGCGAGAATGGTCCGACATCTTGCGGAAAGTGCGCGCCGGTATCCTCGCCACCACCAGCCGCGTGCGCGCATCAGCCGGCCTCACAGCCGAGCAGGCGGTGGAAATGGACGCCGAGCTAAGGCTGGCATTGAAAGACTTAGGGAATGATAAGAACCACGAGGCGGGCGGCGCTACGTGCGCTGATCCCGCCCATGAGGCTGCCGCTCTCGAGCTGGATCGAAGCTAACCTCGCGCTGCCCGACGATGTATCAGCTCGCCCAGGATCGGTTCGTTTGTATCCATATCAGCGCGGCATCGCCGACGCTATTTCAGATCCATTGATCGAGCGCGTCTCCGTCGTCAAATCAGCGCGGATCGGAATGACAACGTTAATGGTGGGCGCGCTTGGCTGCTACGCGACAAATGATCCCGCACCCGTGCTTTTCGTTCTGCCAACGGAAGACGATTGCCGACAGTTCGTCGTTTCCAATGTCGAGCCAACCTTTGCAGCTAGTGCTATTCTGGATGGCGTTCTTTCCGGTGACCTAAAAGAGAAAAACCGGAACACGATGTTAAGCCGCCGCTTCCCAGGTGGATCGCTCAAGGTGGTGGCAGCAAAAGCACCGCGCAATCTTCGCGGCCACAACGTGCGCATCCTCGTGATGGACGAAATTGACGCGATGGAGCCAACGGCTGAGGGCTCGCCGATCCGTCTGGCCGAGGGACGCACGACGCAATTCGACGACCGAAAAATCATTATTGGCTCAACGCCAATATTCGAGGAA